ATTCACAATTATGAGAAAGTACAGGTCCGGAAAAATAAACATTATCTTTTCCGGAATTTACAACACAATAAAAATCAGTTTCCTTTTCCTCTATTTTAACAGAAGAAATATATTGTAATTGATTATTAAGACCAACTAAAGCATCACCTACTTGTAAGGATCCTGCAAATATTCTTTTGTTATTCCAAAGAACAAAAATATGATTATCGGCGGCCGATATTGAAGATTCATCATTAAATTTAATGTGAATTATTCGTTCCTTTTTTAATTTTCTTATACCAGAAAAATCTTCATAACCATTTGGGGTTAATATTTTATACCGGTTTTTATTTTGATTTAATCCTTCAAGAATTGTAGACATTTTTCAATTATAAATTTTGGATTTTTCCTATAATCACATTCTTTAATCCGTAAAATTTTATATCCCTTTTCCTGTAAATATTTATCACGAATGCTATCCTTCTTTTCTTTTTCTTTATGCCAACAATCACCATCAAATTCTATATTATGTTTTTCTAAATAAAAATCCAAATTATAATGATTTTTATTCAATAATTCTCCATATATTATTTTTTCTTTTTTAGAAATTCTAATTTGGAATTCTTTATTTAAAGAGGAAAATTTACATTTCTTTTGTAAATTCTTGGGCAATTTTTCATAAATTTCATTAAACATCTTTTGAGAAATTCCAGATTTACAATAAGCTGACCCTTTTTTGGAAATTTTTAATTCAGATTCTCCATATCCTTTTTTGATTGTATAGAATTTTAAAGGTTCATTTGTTACTTTACATTTGTCGATTTGTTGTGGTTCATAATCATGTATGATTCTATAAACTCTTTCGGTAAATTTATCGGATTCTAAAAAATGATTTTTGTTGTGATATTCTACACTATATCTCAAATTAGGATCGGAAAGAAAAGCCTTTTCAATTCCCTGTGAATATAATTCAACAATTTCATTACAAAGATTTTTCGTAGTTTTAATATCAAAAAGTTTTGGTTCTTTTCTATTCCATCCAAGTCTATTTCGTTCAGTTGTATAATATCTAATAGGACAATTTAATTTATCGGCAGCATAAATAACAGGTTCTCCAGAAAAACAAAGTTCCTTCATTTTTTCTTTGTCTATCTTTTTATAATAGGTTGTCTCTATTCCAAATTCTTCAAACCATCTATCAATAACATGTAATGCCACATTATATTTTATTTTTATTTGGTATTTGGATCCTAATTCCGTATAATCAGATTCTAGGATATTTTTAGTAATATTATAATCTGAGGATTTTATTAATTGAGATTCTCTTTGTTTTTCTAGGTATTGGTTTACCCTTTGAGTAGCTTCAGTTTCATTAAGTCCTTGTTCATTTATCCAATAATTCAGGTTCGCATAATCTTTCATATAATTCACCTATAGTTAACTTAATTTCTTTTTGTAAAAAAGTGTCATATAGATATATATATGTTTTTTGTACGCAAGGTCCAAATTCCTGGTCAAATCTCTCCTGACCAATAAGAGAAATCATATTATCGGCCCAAGCAGGATCTTCTCTTCCAGGAACTTCAGTATAATGAACCTGTAAAGGTATCATTTTATTCCATTTTGGATTATTATGGTCGAGATTAGCTTTCTCCCACATTTCCCAAAATAAATTCATTCCATTTGGTGTAGATACTATAATAACTTTAGATGTTTTTCCTTGAGAAATAACGGGTAAAGTTGAAGTCCAAAATTTATCTGCCAATTTGGCTTCAATGTGTGCAAATTCGTCTAAAAATATGATATTGTAAGTACCACCACGAACAGACCCTCCTGATGTAGCATGGGCGGAAACTTTACAACCATTTTCTAATTCAATACTAGTTTTATTCCAACCTTTAATACCTTGTTGTAACCAGGATGGTAATAATTCAAAAGCTAATTGTAATCGAGACATTAATTCCATTGCGGTGTCTCTTTTGTTCGCCAAAATGCAAACATTTTTATAGCTGTTGAAAAGAATGTACCATAAAAAATAAGCAACCATAGTAGTAGATTTACCTGATTGCCGAGGCATAGTAGTAATTACATATCTATTTTCTTCTACCGTTTTAATTAGATTTTTTTGGAAAGGCCATAAATTAAAATCTGTGACAGCAGTATCAATGGTAACTACTTTTATATATTTACATATAAAATATAAAGGATCTTCAGAACATTTTTGCAATTCTTCTAATCGTTTGGGAGTCCATTTAGATTTTACATTTACAGTTTTTAATGCCGGATTTCCTAAATAAGAATTTGTTTCCATATTGACCGAATATTAAAATAATTAACTCCCTTGTTCTTTCTTTTCTTGAGCTTCTATTTTTTTACGTTTCATTTCCGCTAGAACTTCGAGCATTTCCATTGTAGTTCCTTCAATAAAATTATTTTGTGTTACATCATTAGCATGTTCTATATGCATCGGCATATCATCAGATTTAGCTTGTTTTTCAACCGATCTAATATCTTTCTGAAGTGTCATTAATTCCCGAGTTCCTTCTAATAAAACTTTTACAAGTAACCCGGCAACTTCATATGTTCTAGGATGGTCACTATCTTCCGCTAAACTTGTTATACCATCTAATAATTGATTTCCTTTTGATAAAAGACTATAAAGATTGGTGCGAGCAAAATCATAATCATCTCTCGCCTCTTTAGTAACTTTAGGTGCTTCCACTGTTATTATTTCGGGAGATCCTACTATAGGTACTAGTGCGTTTTGTTGAACTACAGGAATTATTTTATTAACTTCTTCCTGTGCAACATCCAAAGCACTTATAATTTTTTGAGCGATGGGTTGTTTTGGTGGCCGTCCTCTTTTTGCTGGCATAGAAATATTTATGTTATTGTTTCCACTATATTATAAGGTTCATCTATATTACCTGTATTCGGGTCAGTGGTAATAGTAACAGTTTCTCCGGTATCGGGCAAATTCACTGTAGCTTGAGTAATAACAGGTTTATTTTTAATCGGCGGATAGATAAAAGCTTGAGCTTCAAAATCAAAATTCCATTCAATTATACGATTTTCTAAAAAAGATCCATTATATGAATCCGAATGTGAAGCATTTGTTAATGTAAAAACAATATCTCTATGTAAATTCATTTCAGGAATATCAATAATAGGAACAACATAATCGGGTCTAAAAAAAGCTAATATTTGTTCAATAATTTTATATGAATCGCTCAAAGTTCTAGCTTGCATAGTTAGAGAATAGTTGAATATGAATGGTATAGGATTTAATTGTACATTAGCAAAAGGACCATTTCCAGATGGTGCAACTCGAAAATTGATAGCGGGTAATTTTCTTTTTGAATCAAAATGGAAATTTGTAAATTCGAAACCCATTCTTGGTAGAATAATTTCAACATGTCGTTGCCGTTTTTCATCACCGGCGTGTGGGTCTTCTTCCATACGTACAGCCCATTTTTCTTTGGCTGATTGTGTTATAGGTACCTTAATTCTCTGTAATGCTGAAGTTTCCGGATTAATTCTCTCAATAGTAATATCGGAGAAAATCCAACCGAATGCCGAAGTTATCTTTTCAATTGTATTAAAATAAAAAATTTCCTGCCCTAGCATATCACCCAACCTTTATGGTGGTTTCTTTTTCCTTTAGAAACCATACACATCAATGATACATTTAAATCTTTATGTAAAGCCGCATGTAACGGAATAAAAATAGGTGGTGTTAAATTTTCTGGTAAATTATTGCCGCCCATATATTTAGGTATAATATGATGTTTATGTTTCATAAAATTAAAATGGGCTATTTGGATCGAGATTTAGGAAATCTTCAATTTTTCGGTCAATTATACCACTATCGTTAAACTTATCAGGTATTTTTTCCAATTCAACTGCAATTCTATCAATCTCAGGTATACCTGTTTCAATTGTTTCGTGCGAATAACGGTATTTCTCCGCTGTGATTTTCCAAACATAAATTTTTCCCAACTGATAAAATACTTCTTCATGATCCACAAATAAAATTTCAAAAATATCATGTGTCACTGGAAGATAAATTAAATCACCTTCATGTGGCCGAATTTGTTCCATAATTGTCCAAATAGAAGTATTTGTCCCAGGTTTTATATTCGCATTAGAGTTTATTGATATTATGGAAGATGATATAGTACCATCTGTAATAGGCTCAACTACAAAAGTTCCTGATGTAGATTGCACAACTATACTGGTAGGACTATTAATAACTATAACTTGTCCCTGTGCCCCACTTGTACCTCCAATAATGATATCACCAACATTGATAGTTCCTGATGGGGTTGTTATTGTTAAAGTTAATGAATTAACAAAAACGGTAGAAGCATTAGAAGCATTAGTATTATCTACGATAGGCTCACCCAACACAAAAGTTCCATATAATTGAGTCACAACCGCAACATTTGTAATGGTATTAAAAGTTATAATTTTAGCCTGCGCCCCACTATTAGTACCAACAATAATATCTCCAATATTGATAGGACCAATTGGATTTGTTAATGTTAAAGTTACCGGTAATTGATTAACAAAAATCAAAGAATGCCATAAGATGGCATCATTCACATTATATGTTGTTGTAGGTTCCCAACCATATCGAAAATTTAAACCTAAAAGATTTTCATCAAAACGTCTTTTTGATATGATAAAAGTTGCTTGTTTACCAATATTCAAACCTAACTGATTTAAAAAGTTTTTATCACCCAAAAAACCCTGAACATTTTCAAAATAAGATTCTATTGTATAATAACTATTAAAAGCTTTTTGGGGATCCTCTCCTAATAATTTACTATAGTCTACAAGAGTTTTAGGAATATATTGAATATCCATACCATAAATTTGGATAGATTCGATAACAAGGTCTTCCACCAAATTTT